GAAAAGAAGAAGCAACGGGTGTCTTGTTGTATGTCTTGAACCTAATTTAAATGTTATAGGTTCTTTTGAACCTTTTAAATAGTAATTTCTATCTTTATACTCCCAAGTTTTTACTGGAGTTTTTTCTTCTAATGTTTCCATAATATAATATAATATAATAATTAAAAAGACCCCGCCGAAGCGGGATCTTATTTTGTTTTAACTGATAGTTACAGCGGGATAAAGAATATCGTCGTTGTCATCAATTATAGTAGGACCTTGAATTAAAGTCACTACTGAACCTTGAGCAGCTACCAGCATTGGCTCCCATGCATCAAAAATATCTTGATCCGAAGGAACTGTACCAGCAGTACTTGAGTAAGTAAGGGTTATCGTGTCTTTAGCAGCATCGATAGCCTCAACAGTAAGTACTAAAGCACTTGAGCTAACTTCAGCTCTAGTAACGTACGTACCGTTTATTAATTGAGCATCACCTTTGTTTTCAGGTAAAGTATCTTGCTCGTTGAATCTAATCATTCCCATAATTTCTAATCTTTAAAATGTTAATAATTATACAGTTGACTTAAACAATACGAAATTGTTTGCAGCTTGTGTTACTAAACATCTTTCAGATAAGAAGTTAACTTGCATAGCATCTAAGTTAGAAGTGTATGCACCACCAACAGAACCAGTGATCCATGACTTATATCTTCTATCATCAGCTTGCGAAGCTCTATATCTTACGTGTAAGAATGGTCGTCTGATATTTTGACCTAACATTTGATCGTATACCGTAGATGTACCAGCAGGAATTAAAACACCATCGATGTCTTTAGTTAATCCTCTAGTAGTAGCATCATTTAAGTATTTCCAGTCAGTTTTGTAGAAGTCATAAGAACCTCTTCTAAAACCAGCAAAACCAAAGTTAAGTGCCATCTCAGCTTCATTATCGAATAAACCATAAGAAGCAGCAGCAGTAGAAGCATAACCTCCACCAGCTTGAGCAGCAATCATATCATCGAAGTCAAGAGCAGTTTTTCTGTTTAAGAATAACATGTTTTCTTCAATAGCACCTTGCTTGTCTAATTGCTTAAGGATAGCATCGAAATCACCCATTGCACCAGAACCTGGAGCAGCAGCACCTGCAAAGTCATTCCATACATTACCTCTAGCTTCAATAGCAGCGAACATACCTTCTGTACCTTTAGGAGCTACATTAGCACCAACAGCAGGAGCAGCAGGATCATTATTAAATAATGAATCGCCTTGTCCAGCAGCAGAGAAGTCATATGCTAAAACACCTGAATCAGCAGCTGTTAAACCATTTGTGTACTCACCTTCAACGCATACCATTTCAAGATAATCTTCGAATCTTAATCTTGTTTCAGCTTCAGCTTTCATATACCAGAAATATCCAGCAGTTCCATCTTCAGCAGCAACTTCGATCCAACCGATCTGAGCAGTGTCAGAACCAGATACTTCAAAGTAATCTTTGATAATAGCAGGGTTGTTTTGGAAAGTAGTTAATTGTGGTTCAATTGACTTTTGATTGTTTGCTACACCTTTTGGAAATTCAGAACCATAAACAAATAGTTTGTATCCAGTAGTTACAGCACCAAAAACAGCAGCTAAATCTAAAGCATCATATACAGCAACTTCTACTTGGTTAGCAGCTGGTAAATCAACTACTAAACATTTTGTTGTAATGAAACCATTAGAAAGTACAAGAGTGTTATTTATTTTTATAGCATTGTTTCCTGGTATAACTAATATATCAGTAGCAGCACCAGTTCTAGAAACACCTTCGTAAGCAACATGCAATCTGTTTTGTTCAGACCAAATTACTTGATCCGATGTCATAGGCATTTCAGCGCCTACCATTCTTAGGAAACCAGAAATAGTTCTGTTTCCATATCTCTCAACCTCAGCTTCATAAAGCTCAGGAAGATACTGTTGTGTCCATTGCGAAAAAGCCGCATCCTGAAAATTAATATAATTTGTAGGAAGTGTAACTTTATCTGGCATTGGAACAATAGAAGCTGGGAAGCTTCCACTTGTTGAAAATCCCATTTTAATTTAGTTTTAAGTTATTGTTTGTATTTTTTTATTCTCAACTTAGAACTATCATCACCACTAATTGCCCTTACCTTAAAACCTCCAATTGTAACATCCGGAGATGTTCTTATTTCAGTATCAATGTTTTTAGATTTAGCCATAATATTTTTAGTAGCATCAGCTTGGCCTTGCTCATAAAAATGTTTAGCTAAAGCATCAGGGTTTCTAGCAGCGTAAATAGCTTTGTGGTAGCCTTTATAATCATTGACTTCACCTTTATCGTTTAAGAACTTCTTAACTAAATTACTTAAGTCAGACTGTTTTTCTGCTATGTCATTTGTGTTATTAACTTTATACCTAAAAGATTTTTCACCTAATTTAAAGTCGAAACCTTCGAACTCTTTAGTAAAAAAATCATTGGTAGTAGTTTTAAACTTTGCATGACGTTCTTTAACCACGTTTTGTTCTTCGTTGTATCTATTGAAAAAATCCATAGCTTTTTGTTGCTCTTGAGTAACGCCCGGTCTCAACTTGATCTCGTCGTAATATTTACTCTTTGTTTGCTCTAAAAAACCTCTGGCTTTTGCAATTTCTTCTTTTAGTGAAAGTTGTTTTAATTTAATTGTTCTTTCACTATCCTCTTCATCATCCCAAGAAAACTTGTCATCCATTAAAAAACTTATTTCATCGGAATCTAAATGAGGTTTAGTATTTTTATAATATTCTCTTAATAGTTGTTCATTGTTGAGGTCATTATAATTAGTATTTAATCTAACATAATCTTCTACAGTTCCACCAGTTTCTTTCATGAAATTTACTAATTTTTCTATATTTTCTGGTAAATTATATTCTGGTTTTGTTTCTTCTGTTTTTGTCTCAACAACTGGCTGATCTTCTTCCTGTATTTCCATTATAACAGGTTCATCAGTTGTTTCTTTTTCTTTTTCTTGCGTTTCTTCTTTAGCTTCTACAACCGGTTCTTCAACAACTGGTTCTTCAACTACTTCTAGTTTATCTACACTTGTAGCTTCAGCTTCAGCGTTATCTGTATCTTCTTTTTGCTTTAATGCTTCTTCTTCTTGTGTTTTAAAATCAACTTTTGCAACGTCATCCACTACTTCAGTTAATTTTCTAGGTCGACCTCTTTTCTTTTTAATTTTAAAGTCGCCTTCTTGCTTTACTTCTTCTGACATAATATAATATAATAATTAATAATTAACGAGGACCAAATGCTTCTAAACCAAATGAACCATCTATAACATCGTTACCTGCTGATTCAAAGTTTATAGGCAAACCATCCTGCTTTCTTTGTTCTATCATTTCACTCTGTTGAGTGGCTTGAATTTTTGTACGTTCATCTTTCCTGTCTTCAATAGTTGCAATTTTTTGTTCTTCCGTCTTTAGTTTGGCAGTAGATAATTGCATGTTATATTGAAACTCCACATCCATTAAGTTTCTTTTTATTTGTGCTTCAGTTTGCATACGTTGTATTTCAAACTGTGACTTAGCTTGTTCTATTTGAACTTGACTTTCCGTTAATGCTTGTTGTTTTTGTACTTCAAACATCGCAGCTTTCTCAGCAGTTTCTTGATTTGCTTGAGCCTGCATTTGTATATTTTGCTGTTGAAGTTGTTCTTCACGTTTTTGTTTTTCTTTTCTACGCTTTTTCAACAACTCATTAGCGAGTTTAATATTGTTTATGTTTCTAATATCTATAGCATCTTCTAAATCTATACCTCCAGCTCTTAATGCTATTTGTATATTTTCTTCAAGCTTAGCTTTGTCTTCATCATCAGGTTCTAATTCAATATAAATACCAAAGTCATGTAAATTTAAACTTGCTAATTCTTCTAATGTAGCTGTATTAAATGTAGTTATACTATCTCGTAACGCCATTTGTGTAAGTGGAAACTGTAAAGAATCTGCTACACGTAATGAAATGTTTTCACAAGTTTTTAAAGTCAAATATAAACTTGCTTGCATTATATGTCTAGTAGCTACATTAGAATTAGCAGCAGCTAATTTTTGCAAACCAACTAAAGCGTTTTTATCAGGCGTACTGCCGTCTCTAGCTTCATTTAGTCCCGTTACATCTCTTATCATTTGTAGATAATATTGATAAGTCTGTATAAGTGATTGCATTTTAGCAGCACCACTAGAACTTTGTAATTCTTGTATAGGAACTTTACCACGGTTTGGATCTCCATCTTGTGTTAGGGATCTACCTATTATACTACCAGTTTGAAAGTACATGTTTAATGCTTCAGCAGGATTATAGTTTGTTCCATTACCAAGATCAACTTCTGCCAGTCCATCTACATCTAAATAAACACCATCAGGAACCATTCGTGATAATACTTGTTGCATTTTTAAATGAGTCAGCTGAATCATATCAGCAAATCCCATCATACGACTAACTAAACTTTCTATTCTTCCCTTATATAATCTAGGAGCACACATATGATAATTCATATTAACTTTAACTGTATTAGCAACTGGTCTAGTCATGTTGTTTGACATACCCCACTCTAACATAGTTTCATAACCTAGTATTTTAGCTCCACTATATAGCATTTCTATTGATCTAGAAGCTTTCTTAAAATTATCATTTTCAGGTGGTAAAAAAGTATCTTCTTTTTCTAATGCTTTTTCTAAACCATAATCAGTTTGCTTTATCTTATATACTTGATCAACAAAGGTCTTATATTCAAAAAATAAAACTTGTACAGTATTATCATCATATCTTCCATTCCACCCTCTTAAATATTCAGAATTACCTTTAAATTTTTCTATTTGTTCTATTTCTTCAGGTCCCAAATCTGGAAATCTTTTCTTTAACTCAGGTATTGTTAGATACTTTACTTCACCTACATAATAAACATCTTCAAAGTTAGGATCTTCGCTATAAGACCAAACCATATAAGCAGGATCGCAATAGTCTATTGTAACACCTTCTGACTTATTCCAACTTGTTTTTACAGCACCAATACCTAAAACAGCTAAATCGTAATTAATCCTACGTCTAATTAGATCATATTTATTTTTATCTAATACTTGATCTATAACTTCTTCTTCTGCTATCTCAATAGATTGCTTATAAGAAAGTTGTAGATGCATGGGTATTTCATCTATATCCTCTGGTGTGTTTTTATCAGGACTAAAGTTTTGTATTTTTTGATTAGGAAATAATTGCGCTACAGCAGCGTGATATTGTTTTAGCTGTATATCTTGTAAAAGTTTTTGAGCGTAGCGAGTTCTTTTTTGCATAGACTCAGGATCTTGAGCCATTGTTTTTACATCATAAGTTCTTTGAGACAAACCATTAACTACAATATCCACAAATTTAGGTATTATAGGAACAGGTTTCCAGTCTAAATTTAAATAACTTAAATCACCATTAATGGCTAGTTCATCTTTATATTTCTGTACTGGTTGTTCTGCTCTTGCATATAATCTTAAGTTATGGAAATATGCATAGTTATTGTAAAACCTATAACCTGACCCTCTGTAGTTTCTAAACCACTCGCTTTCAATAGCTCTACCAACCGCAAGACCATATTCATAACTATTCTTCTCAGCTAATGGAACTACCTGGTCGGGAAAAATACTATTACTGTTTGTATAAATTTGCATTAATAATTAATTTTAGAAATTTCACCTGAGTTGTCAAATGTTTTTATACCTAGATCATACGATTTAGTTTCAACACGCGGCACAGGACGATACCTATTTTTATTACAAGCCATAATTGCTAATCCAGAGCTAATAGTGGCATCGTGTTTTGTTCTATTATTTATGTTAAAGCCAGCCCAATCTTCTAATGTATCTTGAAAATACATATCACCATACTTTTCACCTTTTAAACCTACATAATCTTGTATATAACTTTCAATAGCTGCTGCATGTGCTTGCTTTATATCTTCACTTGAATTAGGTATTCCACCTATTTCTCTTTCTGTTGTTGATAATTTATTCCATATTTTGTCTGGACGATTCATACTAAAACCTCTATAACCTCTACGCTTTAAATAATAAAGTAAACGTGGTTTATTGTTTTCTATTAGTATTGGCATTCCATAAAAATGACATGCCATTAAAACATCTTCAAAAAATATTTCAGCAGTTTGTGGACGAGCTACGTATTCTAAAAAGAAATGATTTGGCGGTGCATCTTCCATAGAGAATTTAGTTAATCCATGTAACGCTCCTTTAGAACCGCGACCATCAACAGTACCGCTAATATCATAAGAGTCACAACCAAACGCTCCAATGTGTTCATTGCCAGGGTATTTAACTCCATTTTTTAATATTACTATATTTTGTAAACTTTTTACTGGTACCCATGAAACTAAAAATCTACCATTTTGATTTGGATAAAATTCTACTTCTGAGTCTCTCCAATCATTTAACCATCTAAAACTTCCTCGCGTAACCTGACTATGACTATTAGAATATTCATTATAATCTATTTGTTCATATATTTTAGTTAAGTTAAATAAACTATTTTTTGTTTCATCTCTAAAGGCATGTTGTTCCGTGCGAGGAAATTGTCTATAGTATTCATTTAAACTATCAGCGTCATTTTTTAATCCTTCAACTTCATTTTCCCAGTGTTCAATGACCCCTGTTGTAATTGGAGTATTATCGATTGAGAGGACTGGATCTTTTGGCGTTGTGAATACAGGAAGTCCAAAAGTATCCATGAATCCTTCGTAGTTCCACTCCATAGGTATGAACAAAGAGTATAATCCAGAAGCTGTTTGTCCATTTCTATTTCGTTTTGTAACGTCGCTATTGTAGTATAATTTTTTAAAGTTTTCTCCACCTTTATCTAATGCGTTTGATGTTGAGCCCATCATACATTTACCAACAACTCTTGATCCTAGTCTTAATGTAGTTTTTGTAACTCTCCAGTTGTTTAATATATTATCAGGTCTTTCCCATTTCCCGCTTTCATCATGAGCTAATAATTTTAGCTTTTCACCATCATAAGAGTTATCACCAGTATTTTTCCAATCAATAGTTGTATCTAAACCTTCTAATTCTAATTCTTTAATATTTTCTTGTAACTTTCTTCTAGTAAGTTTGGCGGCCGGAACCCTATATGCCAGTTCAGTTTTTGGCCGATCCATACCATCTTGTATTGGCTTGAAGAAAAACGGATAGTTAACGGATATTGGCACAACTTTATCTGTAAACATTTTTTTGGCATCTGCTCCTGATTTTGATAGTATACCAAATCTTGAATCACTGGATATTGTTGCCAAGTTAACAAGCTCTGCTGATGACATAAAGGAGAAACCAGACCGTCTGTTTTTAAGATAACACATTCCGTAACACCTGTTATCTGCTTTACAAGCTTCCCAGAATATAAAGAAAAGTCTGTTTGCTTCTCTGTAATCGGGCGACCCAACATCGATTTTTGACCACTGCAAGTACATGTAATGAGTACCAGTAATATATACAGCATTGCCGTTATTGTAGAAATGAAAACCTTGTTCTCTACGTTTAAATTCTTCATCTATATAATCGTACCACTTTTCTTTAAAGTCTAAAGGATATTCTTCCCAATCAAACCTTGTTTTTATTCTTTGTAATTCTTTGGGGTATTCGAATTTTTCCCAATATTGTTTCTCTTTATCTTCGCTTCGTTTATAAGGTTCATCTGCTTTTGGTAAAGCAATGCGTAGGTTTTGTATTTCAACAACTGATCCAATAGTTCCGTTTTTACTTATACAAACAAAATCATATTCTGCATTATACCCATATTCCCATTTTTTATATCTATCCTTTCCTTTTCTTTATTCT